TGGTGCCCACCGACGGACGCCCGTTCTGTCACCCAGGCCCGCCGTCAGCCGAGCCTGCCACCGGACGGGACCGCAGCCAGGGCGTCACGGAGCAGGGGGTACCCTCGGCTGGCGGCGAGCCCCGCTACACGCTCACGGAAGTGATGGACGCGTTCACTGGCGCGTGGAGTGATTGGTCCAAGCCCTGGCATGCACGCACGCTGGCAGAACTCTTCTCCTTTCGGCTCCGCTCCGGGGGCTGACCTTTGGGGACGCCGATACGGAGCAGGATAATCTCACCTTCCTCATAGTGCCCCACAGCGCCACGACAGAGAGAGGGAACGAACCATGAGGACGATCATTGCAGGCTCCCGCGACCTAAACAGCTACACACTCGTGGCGAACGCTGTGCAGGAATCGGGCATCGAACCCACGGTCGTGCTGTCCGGTGGCGCTCGTGGCATCGACAGTCAGGCCGAGAAGTGGGCGTCACGGCGTGGCATCCCGGTTGAATATTACCCGGCCATGTGGAAGCTGTGGGGAAACTCTGCGGGACCCCGACGCAATGTGGAGATGGCAGCGAACGCCGACGCCCTGATTGCGGTGTGGGACGGATCGAGTCGCGGCACCAAGCACATGATCGAAACCGCGCTCTCCAAGGGCTTGACGGTCTACGTGTACGATGCATCCGGGGCCACCGCTGCGCCCATGAGGACGGAAGGGGGTGAGCCGTGAGGATGGTGAGTCCGAACGTCGGCCTGCCGGAGGTCACCGTCGCGGAGGACCAGCATGATTACCTCGCGCTCACGGCGGCTGTGGTCGAGTGGCGGGACGGGAGTCGCGGAATCCTCACTCGTTGGCGGCTCACGGATGACGAGCGGAGGCGCATCGCAGGTGGGGAGGATCTCTATGTCACGTTGCTGACGTTCGGCCAGCCCATGCAGCCGCTCGGCATTGATGTAGGCACACCTGAGTACATCACCGGGGATGGATCATGAACGCACCGCGCGAGCGACGGAGCGGGACGGAGCAGCGGAAGAAGACGGAGTGTCGCCGGTTCTGGCCGAACGCATTAGGCCAGAGATGTCGGATCTGCGGTCGCGGTAGCACCGCTCATCGAGTGGAATTCCGCTCCCGTTCCGACCGTCGCCGCTCCCCTGAGGACGCCGAGGCAGACATGCATTGCGCATCCTGCGGCCATACGTGGACCGAGGATACGGTCTGGTGTCCCGAGTGCCGACGGAAGCGTGAGCGTTCCGAGGACGTGCGAGGGGCCGACGTGGGGGAGGCGCGGGAGCGTGCAGTGGACTTCCTCGAACGCTTCATGACGACCGTGCGTGGTATGGATATCGGGGAGAGGACCGTCGAGGAATCATGGCCCTCATACGTGGACGAATTGGCCGCCGCACTCCGCTCCCCCGAGCCTGTTGAACCGAGCATCACCCAAGTCCGCACTCTCGCGAAAGCTTTGTTGGTTGGCCGAAGCCGAGAGGCGTTCACGCCGGCAGAATGGAGTGCTATGTGGACGCTGACGGGAGGCGCCCCCGCGCCCGCAGGCGAGCCGGTGGATGTGTTAGGTCAAGCGATAATGGACCTGGCTAACGAGGCCGAGATTCTGCGAACGCAACACGTCGACAACCTACGAGCGCTCGACTCCGGTCGTCGCATCCAGAAGATCGTGGACGTACTCGTCCGGCTCCGCTCCGGGGGACCGTGATACAAAGTAGATGACCTATTCTGGCCGCCCACTCAGCATCACCGTGATCATACCCGTCGGTCCCGGTCATGCTGCTATTTCCGAGAGGGCAGTGCTCAGTGTGGAGAATGCTTGGCGCGCAGAACGGGGACCCTTCTATGCTAAGGAAACCGTGCGGGTGTTCGACTTGGATGGGGAAGTGGGGCGTTCAGGAGCCAGGAACAGTGGCTTGGATGCCTTCAATGCGGATTGGTACTTCCTCATGGATGCGGATGACGAAATGCTGCCGTACACTTTCGGACTAGTGGACTTAGACACCCCAGCTACTTTCGGCAGCATCTTGCTTAATGGGCGTCCGTCTACAAAGAATCGCCATCCGGTCACGCGTAAAGTGCTGTTCAGGCATGGTGCTGATGGGACCTTGTGTATGGGGTTCTTCTTGCGGGGAGATCTGGCGCAGGAGATGCGATTCGATGAATCATTGGACAACGGTGAAGACTTCGACTTCTATGCTAGGTTGCCTGACTTCGCCAAGATACGTGAGCCATTGGTGAACATTAACTATCGCCCAGGGCGGCAAGCTGCTCGGGCTGGCTGGCATGAAGCTTGCCGCGAGGCATTGCTCAAGTACAAGTGTTAGGGGGTTTGCTTAATGGCGAAAAGTAGCAGTGTGGACGTGAAGGAATGCGCCCGTAAGGGTTGTAGTATTCGGTTCTCCAGGAAGGCTGAGAAGCTCTCGCATTCGCAGTGGGCAGCGCGTAAGTACTGCTCATCGGAATGTTCGCAAGAGCAGGGCCGTGCGAATGCGCGAAAAGCGCGGCGAGGTAAGAAGTGAACCTCATCTCAATCGCTAAGGCTGGGCGCAGTGTGAAGGAGGAAACCATCACTATTGCTGAAGTAGACTCAACACGCGCAGCCGCCATACTGCGCCGTGCAACTTCCGTCCGATCCACGATCCTCGGGATTGAGGTCGGGGTGGCTGCTGGCAAGCTATCAGAAGCCTTGCTGGTCGCAGCGCCGAACTTGTACTTGACTATGGTGGATGATTACGCTTCGGGAGCGTGGCGTTCGGTAGCGTACAAAGCTACAGGAGACCAGCACGCAGCATTAACCAAGGAACAGCAGCTCGGTACGATCCGGGCAGCAAAGCGGCGTGTGGGCCACTTTGGGAAGCGGGCGAGGTTTCTTGTCATGTCTTCAGCTGCAGCTGCTGCGCAAGTGGCGGATGAGGGTTATGACTTCGTGTTCCTCGATGCCGATCACAGCTACGAGGGAGTGCGTGCGGATCTGGCAGCTTGGTGGCCGAAGATACGCGCAGGTGGTTGGCTGTGTGGTCATGACTACGGCGGTTACGTGATCGTTAACGGGGCTCCTCGGTACTTCGGAGTTAAGGAAGCTGTCGATGAGTGGGCGAGCGCGCTGAGCCTCTCGGTGGAGACAGACTCTGACAATACGTGGTTCGTCAGGAGGGTGGCAGAATGAACGTGCGCTGGGACATCGCAGCCCTGCTGCTGTACATGCTGGGAACCGTCGTGACTTCCGCTCTCCTACGAGTTGGACTGCGTACCGATGCTCTTACGGGCATTCGCTACTTGCTTAGCGTTGTACTATGGCCCTTCTGGGTCTTTGCTGCAGTGCTTATCCGGTCAGTCATCATCGTCCTGTGGCGGTGAGAGGAATCAAGGAGGTACGGGCAGGATGAAGATTTTGGTCACGGGTAGTGCGGGAACGTTGGGCAGGCCACTGGTCCAGCAGCTGCGCTTGTACGGCCATGCTGTTCACGGTTGCGACTTGGCCCACCACCATGATGCTGAGTACACGCGGGTCGACATCGGTGAGTATCGGCAGGTACGGCAGCTCCTCAAGCCCCAATCGTTCGACATGGTCTATCACCTTGCAGCCGAGTTCGGCCGCAATAACGGTGAGCACTACTACGAGCAGCTGTGGCACTCCAACGTGATCGGTACGCGTCACATCTTGGAGCTTCAGCGGGAGCTGGGGTTCAAGCTGGTGTTCGCCAGTTCCTCGGAGATCTACGGGGATGGCTTCAAGGGGGAACTGTCTGAAGCGCTGCCGGAGTATCACGCACTCCGACACCTGAATGACTACGCCATCACCAAGTGGGTGAATGAGGTCCAGTGTGTCAACTTTGCTGAACGATACGGCAGCGAGATCATGCGCCTGCGTTTCTTCAATGCTTACGGGCCTGGGGAGCGGTATCATGACTACAGGAGCGTGATCGCACTGTTCTGCTATCGGGCACTCAAGGGGATTCCGTACACGGTGTATGAGGACTACCATCGTGTGTTCATGTACATTGGAGACTTCATCCACACGCTCGCCAATGTGCCGATCGGGTTCTACCCCGGCAAGGTCATCAACATCGGTGGTGTGGAGTACCGGAGCGTTCGGGAGGCCAGCGACATTGTACTTCGTACGGTGGGTAGGGACGACAGCATCGTGACCTACCTACCGGCGGAGGAGCACAACGTGCGGAACAAGAAGCCGGACGTGCGGCTGGCGGCCAACTTGCTGGGGCACCAGAACACGGTGCCTCTGGAGGAAGGAATCCCGGCGACCATCGAATGGATGCGGGAGGAATACGGATTGACGGAAGGAGGCAAGTAAGATGGGGATGACCAGGACTGAGGCGAGTGCTTACTCGAGGGGTTACTGGGCTGGGAGCAATCGCAGCTGGCCCGCCCATCGCCCTCCGGTTCCCCCGCATGCAGTGATCGCTGAGATGATGACGGCAGCGATGGCACTGCGGGATGGGCTTGATGGCGAGCTTGCGATGCTCATGCGGGATGATCCGGAGTACGAGGACTTGAACGGGCTGGTGGATCAATTCGACGCGGCCATGTCCCGACTGAGCGCGTGGCTGAAGAGCTCGGAGGAAGAGGGAGAGGGAGAGAATGAAGCCAGCACTGACGCCTGAGGAGTGGGAGGCGGGGCAGCCCGCCTGGTCCGGCGCGCTCATCGTGCCCTGGCTGCGAGCTGGGGAGTTTAGCCTGGAGTGCGAGGATACGTTCTACTCTACGGACCTGGATGCGGAGCCACGGCGCCGTCACGCGCTCGCCGCCCTCTGTCTTGACGAACAGCCCTTCGGATTCACGTGGGAGGACGTGATGACGTTGAGGGAGATGGCGCATCAGATGGTGAGGGAGGGGCAGACCCTGGGGCCGGGCAGCCTGCCTGATTGGATCAACGACCTTGCCGCCCGCATCGAAGCACTACTGCCACCGTTCGGGTGGCGCTTATGACAAAAGGCAAGTGGCGCTCCACGGATGAGGTGGTCGTAGAGCAAGTCCGAGCGCGACTCCTGGGTGAGGAGCTGCCTCCCAGCCCTCAGCACGCCGTCACTTCAGAGGGGAATAGGCGTGTCCACAGGAAGCGCTGGAATGCGGTGTGCCTGAAGTGCCGTGTGGTCGGGAGGTTGCCAGGCGGCAGGTGCAGTTGCGGTAAGTGTGGGCGACCACTGATACGTCTCAGCAGTGACCTGCATCCACCACGTAAGAACGACGAAAGGGCCTGGCAAAAACTGCGCCGCGAGGTGGAGTTGCGCAACATGCGAAATAACTCAGCCAGGACCAGCAGGAGGCCCTCATGTGGGTCTTCCTGAGCGGGTCCTTCTTGAGTATCGTCGAGCACAATGCTGACCCCAGTCTCTTGCTGGTCCGGGCACGGATCCGTTACGACATTGAGCAGGTGTTCCCGGGCACTCAGGTGGTTGAGACTCCGGATGCTGACTATCGCTTTCGGGTGGTGGTGCTGAGGAGTGCGGTCGCGCGAGTGATCTCGGAAGAGGTCCTGCGCATCAACTACGGAAACTTCAAGGATTCAGTGCGAGAGCAGGCTAGGCGTGATGTGTATTCAGGTGTCTGGTCTGTCATGCTCGGGGAGCAGCTACGCAGGGAAGAGAAAGAGGAGAACGGGTGAGCGGGCGACCCACTCGCAAGGATTGGCTCCGTAGGCTAGGCAAGCATCCCAAGAAACCTAAAGCACAAAAGAAGCGCACTTCAGCGTATGCCCTGAGGGAACGGCATCCTCCCAAACCTGTACGGCGAGGGTGTTGTCCGATCTGTGGGCATGAGCCCTACAGTATGCGGATCCACCTGATCATGTCTCATGGCTGGAGATAGAAGGAGGCAGAAGGGAAAATGAGCGAAAGCAAGAAGGGCAATAGTGCCCAATATCTGTGGTCATTCGGGGTGCGTGGACTACTACGAGTCACGCGCAGTGACATCCGCATGGGTGACGAAGATCGGGTGGGTGATGAGGACCTGTACATGCAGAGGCTGCTCGTTGAGTTCGGTCCTCGGAGGCGGTCACTCCGCTTGCATGTTATCCACCGTGCTGATGTGGATTATTGCCTGCATGATCATCCCTGGGCATTCTGGTCGGTCATCCTGTGGGGTGGTTACAGGGAGGAGATACCTGCCCCGGACAGCACTCGGGAGGAAGCTGGGCGAGGATATCCGCGTCGCGAAACTCTCACAGTGAAGCCAGGGCAGTTCCGTAGAATGCCGCTCGGCTACAAGCATCGCATTACTGGGTTGCTGCGGGGGAGGTCGGTTACCCTGGCCTACGCTGGGCCGATATCCAGGCACTGGGGATTTCACACGCAGGAGGGAAAAGTGCATTGGGAAGACTTCGTGAATGAATCACGATCGACTCGCGTGCTCTGGTGCGACATCCGATGATCGCAGTGCGAGAGACTGGTCTGTGCAGGCAGGGAGGAGGATGGGCATGAGCACGGATGATGATCTCGAGATCTGCCGCTTTCCCAAGCATCGTGGGAAGCTGTGGGAGGAGGTGATCGGGGAGGATTACGGGTATGTAGAATGGCTCGTAAGTGCAGCGGGGCCGGACATGAGTGGGGACCTGTATGATCGGCTGATGGACCTTCTGGAAGAGTGGGAAACGGAACGATGAGACTCCAATGCTGGTGTAGGTGAGGTGCGATACCGATCCAAGGTGCGTTACGCAGATGCGTGGCAGGTAGTGCTCTCTTCGGAAGTGTCCGAACAGCCACCCTGGTTGCTACGGGCGCTGCTGTGCGGTGAGCTGGTGATCAGGTGGAATGACTCGGTGCGGTACGTCGCGTGTCGCGATGGCGATTACAGCGCTGATGAAGGGGACTGGATCCTGCTGGATTGGTCCACGGGCGCAGCGATGTTCAGCGTCGTGGACAAGGAGCAGTTTCCGAAGCTGTGGGAGGAGGTGGCAGGCACTTCTGAGCAAGAGACTGATGAACAGGTCTGAAGTAGAGCGATACGCGAAGAAGCTCGAAGCCTCCGGCATCCAGTTCTCTAGGGGTGAGCTGGATGGGTCGGGCAATCGTGTGGGGCTCGTGGACATCCCCTGGGAAGCGGCACTCTTGCAGATCATCCGGCTGACTGGCTGGTGCATCGTCGAGGAAGTGGAGGAGAGCAGGGATGGGGTGGCTGGTGTACTTCCCTTCCCGCCACGCAGTTCTGTGGAAGAGGACGCTAGATGATCTCTGTATGTGCGCCGTATTACCAGCGGCAGGAAGCGCTGGACGGCATGGTGGCACAATATGATGCGCTCTATCCGGAGATGGACATCGAGCTCTGCATCGCTGATGACGGGAGCCGCACTCCAGTCATGATCCCGTTGGGCAAGCATCCGGCGCATGTTGCGTATCTCCCCCGGAAGGACCATCCTCTCAATCCCTGCGTCCCGATCAATAGGGCAGTGAGTATGGGGAGCGGGGACATCATCGTGCTCACCAATCCGGAAGTGCGGCACCAGGGACGAGTGCTGGATCACTTGGTGGTGAAGCTCATCCTGGCCACCGTGACCCATAAGCGGGCGTATGTGACGGCGCGAGCCGCTGGCATCGGTTACGGTGGGCCTGAGCCCTTCTGGTTGGCGGGACCGGAGGTGGATTACACCAAGCATGGGCGCTTGCCGGTACCCCCTGGCGCGCACTTCCACTTCCTCGCCGCATTCTGGCGTGACCTGTGGGAGGAGGTGGGAGGGTTCGATGAGGACTACCGCCACGTCCAGGCCTGTGATGACAATGACTGGCTGTGGCGATGCGCGGAGGCAGGAGCAGAGTTTCACACCGTGGACGGGATCGTGACGCAGCCGAAGAGCAGCACTAAGTGGGGCATGCCGCATGGACGCACCCTGTTCAACAAGAAGTGGCCACTGCGCAGGATGGCGAAGGTGCTTAAAGGGTGAGCGCGTCAGGGAGGGAGTTGATGGTGCAGGCGGAGGTAGTCGAGCGGGCCCGTGCCCGCATCTTAGGGTTCCGAATGCCGAAGCCTGGTGAGTTTTCGATCGGGCACCTGGCCTTCCCAGTGCATGAAGTTTCGTTTGGCGGCATCGAGACTCCTGCGGCTCCAGCCGGTAGCATTGAGGTTGAGATTTCTGCTATCTTCCCTTTGGGTCCGGAAGAGAAGACATTGCTGCTGCTGGTTGATTCCGGCGCGGTGCGTAAGTGCGCCTTCCGGGCGCCAGACGATACTTTGTATACTTTCGAGGGGCAGGTGACGGAGTACTCGCGCAAGCAATTTGACGCTTGGCCAGGTGATGAATACTCGCGCACAGCTATCTCCATCGCGTTGACACCCATCGGCTTCGTAACAAGGGAGGAAAGCTGAGTGTGGCTCACGGCTGACACCCACTTTGGGCACGAAAACGTCATCGCCTACTGCGGGCGCCCATTCTCCTCTATCGAGGAGATGGATGAGGCGCTCATCGCTAACTGGAACAGCGTGGTCGGTAGGAAAGATGTGGTGTGGCATCTGGGGGACTTCGCGTACGGTGGGCGCGAGAAGGTGACCCAATACAAGCAGCGCCTCAACGGGAAGATCCACTGCCTGCGGGGCAACCATGACAACCCCAACACCCTCGCCTTAGCATTCGGTGAGGGCCGAGTGTTCGACGTGCGGGATGTCGGATATAAAGGGGAGCGCATCTGGCTGAGCCACTATGCGCATCGAGTGTGGCCTGCCTCGCACAAGGGATCCTTCCATGCCTACGGCCACAGCCATGGTGGCCTGGACGGACCAAGAGGACTCTGGGGCCGATCCATGGATGTGGGGGTGGACGCTCTCGGTTACACCCCGATCCATGTAGAGGCCTTCTTGTCGGCCTTGAGCCCTGCTGCTTTCTCAAACCACCACTCGTAGCGTGCCCAGGCGATCTAGTACGGCAGTGTTGACTCCTGAGGACTTGCGGGAGACTGCGATCCTCACTGCCTTGGATAGAGGCCTCCCGGTGCCGCTAGAGCTGCAGCAGTGGGTCAGGAACCGTGAAGCGCAACGTCGTGGGCTCCTTATGTACCCGACGTTCCGGGACTACGTGGCAGCCATGAATCCGCGTGTGGGTGATCGTCCAGGGATGCTTGAGTACGAGCACATGGACAAGCTGGTGAACGTGGGTGAGCGTATTGTGCGCGGCAAGCTGAAGAACGTCCTCGTCTTGATGGCGCCCCGATACCTGAAGTCAGAGTGCTTCTCTCGCCTCCTGCCCCCCTACTATCTACATGTCCACCAACGCAAGACCGTCGCACTGTCATGCTACGCTGACCACCTCGCGCTGGAGCTTTCCGAGCAGGCTCGTTACAACTACATCAATTCAGGCGGGAAGCTGGCGGGTGAAGTGGCAGCGAAGAGTCGCTGGCGCACCACCCACCATGGGGAGATGTGGGCGTGTGGTGTTGGCGCAGGTAGCCTTGGACGAGGGTATCACCTCGGCATCACGGATGATCCGATCGATCCTGAGCAAGCTGTCAGCCTTACATTCCGCAGGCGGTTCGCGCGATGGTGGGAGCAGAAGTGGTTGCGTGGTGCTGAGCCGGGAGCCCAATACGTGTTCGTGATGCAGCGCCTGGGGGCAGAAGACCCAGTGGACTACTTGTTCCGCCGTGAGGTGGGGGAGAAGACTGAGCGGGCTCCCATGAATTGGCACGTGTTGGTGTTCGATGAGATCAAAAGTGATGAGCCTTTGGGGCGGTGGGATGGACCGATGGGCCTACCACCGACTTGCACGTTGGAGCCAGACTGGCGCGCGAAAGGGGAGATCCTAGCGCCCACTCGTTTCAATGCAGCGCAGGTGAAGGAAAAGCACGGGCAGCTACCGAGTTGGGTCGCTTCAGCGCAGCGGCAGCAGCGTCCCATGAGCCCGAGTGGAGACTTCTGGAAGCTGGATTGGTTGGAGGGCAACACGTATGAAACGCTGGCCGAGCATGCGTACAATGGTGGGTGGGACTGGGACACCGCGTACACGGACCAGGAAAAGAACAGCGCGAGTGCTGGCATCCTCTCGTACCGAGGGCCTGCCCCGAAAGGGCGCCCGGAAGAGTTCCCGATCTATGTGGAGGACGTGTGGTGGGATTGGCTGGAGTTCCCTGAGCTGGTGGCGCATCTCCAAGGCACCACCGGACCACACTACGTGGAGGCGAAGGCATCAGGGAAGAGCGTGGTGCAGACGCTGACCACGTACAACATCCCAGCCAAGGAGGTCTTGGTCAAGGGTGACAAGTTGGCGCGCGCCAGTGCGGCCCAGCCTACGGTGAGTGCGGGGCGTGTGTACGTCAACCAGCGCGTGTACGACAAGCTCCTGTGGGCGGAGCGGCAGGGCCTCCTCCGCGTCACGGTCGAAGCACTCTCGGAAGGTGGTGAAGGTCTCGACCTCAATGATGCCTTCGTGCAGCTGATCTGGCGGCACATGAAGCTGGGCGGGAAGGGCCGTCTGGTGATCGCACGCTGACCGTGCGGGTTGGTACTTCCTTGTTCGTGAGCCAATGCGTGCAAGGTCCCCAAGGCTCTGAAGCGAGCCAACCGCCGGAAGACACCCCAAGGAGTCCAGCGAGCCAGCATCTTTAAGACACCCAAGGTGCGGAAGCGAGTCAATACCAGCGAGGCACCCATCTCGAGCCAGGACGGTCAAGCACTCAAGGTGAGAAAGCGAGTCACGCCCTACGAGGCACCCAAACTGAATAAGCGAGCCGCGTCTGAAGAGGCATCCAAGATGAGCAAGCGAGCCCAAGCGAGCCACTCCTGGAAAGGCATCCACGCTCGGTGAGCGAGTCATCACCCTCAAGGCATCCACGCTCGGTGAGCGAGCCATGGTCTACAAGATTCCCACTGATGAAGAGCGAGCCACCCTCAGCAAGACACCCAAGTTGCTCAAGCGTGCAGTAAACACCACCACCCCAATGTAGAGAGGGCAAAGTGAAAGAAGCCATCAAGCGTAGTCTCGGGCACGAAGGAAACCCTTCGCTGATCGACACTGACCGCATCACCCCGAAGGCGGAGGGCGGGACCTACGAGGACGGGAACGTACGGCTCCTGGCGCCGAGGGAGCACATGGCGCGCCACGGCAACCTGCGTGAGCGCACGGAGATCCTGGACGAGATCAAGAGCGTGATGGATGATCGAGCGCAGATGATGAAGGTCATGCTCAAGATCAACAACCAACTGCTCGCCTATCAGCGGCGCACGGATGAGCGGCATCCTGATACGGAAGCCTGGCTCAGCGAGCAGGTGGACTCGGTGGTTGATCGCCTCAAGGGGATCGATCGGGTCCTGAAGGGCAGCAAGGACGTGGAAGGCTTGATCCCTGCTTATGCGGAGGTGGATGCGCTGGCGGCTGCTGCTCTGGGCGTCCCCTACATGGGGGAGATCACGTTGGCCAACTTGGTCACCTACGTGGATCTGGAGAAGGCTCCTTCCGCCAGTTCCCTCTGGAAGTATGCTGGCCTGCACAAGCCATCACACCGCCGGTACGAGCTGGATCCGGGGGAGGAGGTGACCAAGGGTCGTGGGGGTAACAAGACGCTCCGTACAGCGCTCTACAACGTGGTCAACGTCATGTGGCGGGCTGGCGACAAGTCAGCGTACCGCCTGGTGGGTGATCGGGTGAAGGAGCGCCTCAGTGAAAGCGAGCGCATCGTGGAGTCGCGCACCACGCAGGGCGCTCTGGTCAAGGTGGCCTGGAAGGACACCAAGCGTGGTCATCGCCATGGGGCTGCCCTGCGCGCGATGATGAAGCATCTCCTGGCCGACTACTGGTTCGTCGGTCGGGAGCTGGCAGGCCTGAGCACGCGCCCGCTCTATGTGCAGGAGAAGCTGGGCCACACCGGCATCATCTCTCCGCGAGAGCGGGGCTGGGATTGGTAGGTTGAGCGGAAGCGAGCCATCGTAAGAAAGGCAACCATTCTGGCTGAGCGAGTCATCCCGCAAAAGACGCCCAACAATGTGAAGCGAGCCAACTCCTCGAAGGCACCCACGTTGCTTAAACGAGTCTATAGCGCGGATGACTCCCAGTCACTGCCAGCGAGTCAAGGTCGGAAAGGCACCCACGGTTCGCAAGCGAGCCATGACCCTAAAGGCACCCAGACGATCGAAGCGCGCCAATCGCTACAAGGCACCCATGGAGCGCAAGCGAGCCAATGCGCTTAAGACGCCCAGCGCCAGCGAGCGAGCCATATGGTGAAAGGCACCCAAAACGGTCTAGCGAGCCACGTTCAGGGAGGCACCCAAAAGATGTAAGCGGGCCACCACGAGAGAACGACACCCAAATGCCCGAAGCGAGACAAGCCATCGAAGGCACCCAAGGAGTGAAAGCGAGCCAACGAGGTAAAGGCATCCCACAGGATCGAAGCGAGCCATCGAGTCTAAGGCACCCAACGGCTCAAGCGGACCAGACACCCCCCAAGGCGTCCAAGTCGCGGAAGCGAGCCACCAACACCGAGGCACCCACGACTCCGATGCGAGCCACCACAAGACACCCATCGTAGGGGAGCGAGCCAAAAGGCCCCAGGCACCCACCATGCAGAAGCGAGCCACGGCATTCGAGACATCCACGATGGCGAAGCGAGCCACCCGTCGGAAGGCACCCATATTGTAGAAGCGCGCCAGCCGCTCCCAGATACCCATAGGGGCGAAGCGAGCCAGGCCGGGTAAGGCACCCAAGCCCTACAAGCGGGCACCACTAGCCAGCTACCCGAGGCATCGGCTACAATACACCCATGGCCTACGAACCCATCAAGCCCGCTACCCGAGAGGAAGCTGTTGAGCTCCTCGCCAGCGTCATCGGGCGCCACGTCTTCGCCCGCAAGGCTGGTCTCCAGTATGGTGGTAAGCGGGACATCTACACTGCTGCCGGTTACCCACCCCAAGAAGGGATCGAGTTCGAGGATTACTGGGGGATGTACCGTAGGAACGAGCTGGCAGCGCGCATCATTGAGCTCCCCGCCAAGACCACCTGGCGCACTCCTCCGGAAGTCATCGAGATGCCGGAGGAGGAAGTGTCCGAAGGCACTGAAGAAGAGCTGGGTGCTGAGAACGTGGAAGCGAAGAAGGACACCCCATTCACTTCTGCGGTCAAGGAACTGGCGAAGCGCATCCGCCTGTGGCATTACTGCAGCCGTGCGGATGTGTGCTCCGGGATCGGGCGCTTCGGTTGTTTGCTCATCGTCGTGCGTGGGATTGATGACTCTGGCCTAGCAGCGCCACTCGGTAAGCTGAAGAGCACCAAGGATGTGGCGACCCTCGCGCCCTACACCGAAGGCAACATTCAGATCAAGGAGATCGACTGGAGCCCCACGTTGCGCTTCGGCCAACCTCTCATCTACAGGATCCGGTTGAGTGGAAGTACTCAATTCAACGCGGCGGTTAAGGGTGGTAAGCCAGCCGTGGAGAAGTGGGTGGATGTGCATTGGACGCGCGTGATCCACATCGCGGAAGGGAAGCTCGAGAATGAGATCCTCGGCACCCCAAGGCTGGAGCGCGCATTCAATCGGCTGTTCGATCTGGACAAGATCGCGGCCAGTGTAGGGGAGACGTATTGGCAGGCTGCCGGGTCTCGGTTGCTCCAGGCGGAAATTGACAAGGATGCTGAAGTCACTGATGCACAGCTGGATGTCATCGAGGAGAAGCTCGGCGAGATCACGCATGACCTGCGCAGGCAGTTCCTCGGTCGTGGGATCAAGCTGGACTGGCTGAGTGGAGAGGTCACCCCGGTGAAGGACATCGGGGACTTCTACTTCTCCCTCATCGCAGCAGCAGCTGGGATTCCGAAGCGCATCATGTTCGGTAGCGAGCTGGGTGAGCTGGCATCCACTACGGACCAGCAGACCTTCTTCGGCGCGATCAATGAGCGCCAAGAGCACTTTGCGGAACCGGAGATCCTCCGAGCATTCGTTGACCGCATCATGGATGCTGGTGCGCTGCCCAGGCCGGTAACAGGTGCGTACAAGGTCGTGTGGCCGACGCTGTTCGAGGAGTCTGAGAAGGAAGTGGCTGAGGCGAATGCCCGCACTGCTATGGCAGCACAAGCCTTGGCTGGTCCGGCCGGGGATCCGTTGGCGCTGGTGGAGGTGGATGAGGATCGGCGCGTGTTCCTGGTCCCGAGGAAGCCGGAAGACCTGCCACCGAACCTGTTCGACACGAATGGTTCCTCACCAACGCTTCCTCCTCCGGATCCGCCGGGTGGCGAGGATGCAGAGGAAGAAGATTAGGGGTCCTGCTCGCGCAATGACGCGGCATGAGTAACGGGGTGCTCGCAGCACCGCAGCAAAAGCACCACGCCCCACTCGCAGTCCAGCAGCGCCCTCCCCCACGTGTGATCTCGTTCGAGCGTCAGGTGCACAAGGTCGCTGACGTTCAGGGACCGAAGGCAGCCAATGCGTGGATAGGAGCATCCCTCGGCTGGCAAAGCGGGATTGACCTGGATGCGTTGGAGAGCGCGATTGCTAGCGGCAACACTGCTGCCATCGAAGCAGCACTAGACTCTTCGGCGTTTCAGCAGTCCCTCCAAAAGTCCATAGGTCCCAGTCTCCATGCGTCGGTCGTGGGTGGTGGGGAAGCCAGTGCCCAGACGCTGCGCGCGAACGGGTTCGAGGTGAGCTTCAACGCCACCCACCCGAACGTGATCGACTTCGCGCGTACCCAAGCAGCCGACCTTGTGCGTGGAGTGTCGGATGACGTGCGTGCGGTGTTGCGGGAAGTAATAGCCTATGGGGCGGAAGGGCGTCTCACGGTGGCTCAGCAAGCCCGAGCCATGCGTCAGGTACTTCCCCTTACCCCTCGGGACTCCCGTGCGGTGTTGGCGCTCAGGGACAACCTGCTGAATGGCGAGCTGTCGTCAGCTACTAACCGACGCTTGTCGGCCACGGACAAGGCGCAGATCACGTCCCGCATCACGCAGGGTACGGTGGATGGGGTGTTTGTGGACGAGATGGCTGACCGCTATTCCCGGAGCCTCCTCAACCGCAGGGCGCTGAACATTGCGCGCACCGAGTCAATTCGTGCGGCGCATGCAGGCCTGGACGAGAGCTGGAAGCAGGCAGTGCAGGAGGGCAGCCTGCCCAGTAACATGCGGCGCTACTGGCTCGTGACGCCCGACCACAGGCTCTCCGTCGAGCATGCGCGCATCCCGCGCCTCAACCCCAGGGGCCGCGCACTCGGCGAGCACTTCCTCACTCCTGACGGGATGTTCCTGTATCCACCGAGCCGTCCCAACTGTCTGTTGCCAGGCACGATGGTGCAAGGCCATTTTGTGGCGGGCTTACGTGCTGAGTATGCGGGCGATGTGGTGCGCCTCTCTACTGCCAGCGGTCGCCAGCTGACCATCACTGTCAATCACCCAATACTCACTCGGCGTGGCATGGTTCCTGCTGGTGCTCTGCGCGAGGGAGATGATGTTCTCAACTATCACAACGATGTTGGGTTTATTGCGCAGGACGACGAAAGCAACTCGCCAGTTCCTGTCGAGGAGGTATTTGAGGCGCTCGCGGGCCTTTCCAGCCTTCCGGGCAGTAATTGGACGAGGCCCTCCAAAGATGACCTCCACGGCGATGCGGCTTTCGTGCAGGGCGATGTCGAGATTGTAGGGGCCGAGAGGATATTGTTGGGAGGCAGTGAGGTTACGTTCGCTGAAGGCACGGAAGAATTCCCTCTCGTACTTGCCAACATGGAGCAGCCGTTGGTGCCGGGTACGGGCTCTCTTGACCTTGCGGCTGAGGGGGTCGGTGTTGCCTCGCCGCGCGTCTTGCGCAGCAGTGGCTTGCGCGAAGCGTTTGGGGTGGTTGGCGGGAAGGTTGGACCACTTGTTGTATTCCGCGCTGGATCTGGTGCGGAGTTGCACGCCAGCTGTTCTCAACCTAGCAAGGACGACATCCCTGCTACAACCGAGTCTCTTGCTTATGCGCTTTGGTGTCTCTCCGCTCCTGTAGAGCTGGACAATTTCCTCCACCGGGACTTCTTTCCAGAGGGGATGGGCTTTGCCGGAAGCAGTGGTGGAGCGAGGCGGCAACCCGAATTCGATTCGGCGCTGACGAGCAACACCATTCGTGATCCCCAACTTGCGGGCCACCTCCTTGAGAGATTTCCCGGAGCTGTAGAGCTTGATGAAGTGCTCTCGGTCGACAGGTATTTTTGGCGCGGGCAAGTGTATGATCTCCAGTCCACAGTTGGCTGGAACATAGCAAACAACATCCTAGTAAGCAACTGCCGCTGCGGCATCGCCCTTGTATTTCCGCAGCGTGGTGGGCTGCTGCCTCTTACTCCTGGGGTGGACACGGAGCCACTGGATGCGGCGTTTGCGATCACTGACAAGATCCGTAGGCGGATCGAAAAGATCGACATCAAGAAGAAGATCCTCGTGCTCGCTGCTGCATTCTTGCGGAAGCAGCTGCAGGCATTCATAAGGCGGCAGCTGGATCGCCTCACTGAGACGATCGTTGATCGCGTGACCGCAGCGATCATGGAGCGGATCCGTCGCCGCCTGCGGAAGATGCAAAAGGAACGGGAAGAGCTGAACCGTCAGCGCAGGCGACATGAGGAGAATCTGGAGGAGCTGCGGCGGGCAGCTCCTGCGACACCACTCGGCCCCAACCTCGATGAGTTCGTGTCAGAGGCTGAGGCGGAAGCAGCACTGGATGCGGCATTCCGTGGTGTGGTCCTAGAGGAGCACGAGAGGGAAGGACTCCGTGGGTACCAGAGGTCTAGTGCTGTCAATGATGCTCTTCGTGGTTTGGGGACGCCCATGTCTTCCGTCCTCGCCCCACGAGTCGCGATCCTTGATGCTTTGCTGGAGAAGATGCCGCGCGCGCCAACCGACCTGCTGGTCTGGCGTGGGGGTTATGTCCCGCAGGGATTGCGTGTTGGGGAATCCTTTGTTGATCCTGGCTTCCTGAGCACTACGGTGCGTCTGAACGTAGCGGCGGATTTCTTGGAGCGCGACAATGATGTCCTTATGCGCATCGGGGTGCCGAAAGGTCAGCAAGGTGTTTGGGTTGGTCACTTTCCGTACTTAAAGGAAGCCGAATACTTGTTGCCTCGCAGCACGCAGCTCCAGCTGATCAATCGCCGCACTCTGAGCTTTGAGGAATTCGGGGAGGAATTCGGTGAGTCTGCGAAGGCCGCAGTATTCATAACCAGTGACCAGTTGGTTGACGTGTTGGATGTGGTCGTGGTGCCGGTGGAGCAACAGCGCCCACCCCCAGACCCGTTC